ATTAATCAGAGTGCTCCATATTTTGCGTTCCCAAGCTCAGAGACAGAAAAACCTGTCTCCTACCTTTGGGCTGCGTGTCTAGGTTAACGCGACCGGGGTATAATCTCAATTCGTAAGGAGCAATATAGCTACTTAATCTCACTCTGTCATACTAATCTCATTCCGGGATTAGTAATCGCTCATCATCAAAGCATACTGTGCTAGCACTTCTGCTCTTGCCTGTCTCTCTTCTTCGGTTTCTCCTTCAATCACCAGCAATCCGTCCATCAACTCACCAGTTATGACAGATTCTTGCATGACTATATCATCAGGAACACTTAGATCATTGAACTCGCTTTCAAGAGACAATGCATCCATGCCACCCGAACCAATACTCGTATGAAGTGTAATCTCTCCCAAATCGCTGGAATCAACAGTCAGATTTGTGTTGACAATCAGCCTAGCTCCTATAACGTCAAAATCCAGTAAACTGTCGATATTGTCATTGAATGCTTCTGCCATCTCTAAATTGCTCTTGCTCATAGCTCGATTGACACCTTCAGTTTCTTCACGTTGTATCTCTGCAGTGTAGGTCTTCACGCTAATGTATCTTCCTTGCTTCACAAACCTATCAAGTGCATAATTCTGCAATCGCTCAGACAATTTTGCTGAGAAAGTCTTCCGATTCAACAATCTACACATAGGCTCATACAAACACGACATCAATCTCCTGAAATGTTGGAGCTCTCTTGCTTTCTTGGAATTGATTGCCGATGTTGCTAGTGCTTTTGCCAAAACTTTCTGATGCAGCAAACTATTCCTTGCAATGGCATCCACTGCCAATAGTACCAATGCATCACCTAAGCTCTGCGTACGCTGATTTTCCCTTCTGCCAGTGGGGACATTGGATTCCCAAGTCCTACCGTAATAGTCAGAGTTCTTCTCTCCTAGTAACTTGAGGTCCAAAACATCAGTCATGAGAAGTGCTTGACAGATCCGTCTCCATCTGGACGAGTGGTGGAACTTGCGCAAAACTCTGAGAATGTTGTTGTCAATCGCTGATAAGTCCACCCAGATGACATCAATATCATCATCGCTAGAGCTAAACTTCGTCTCTTCTTCCCTAGTCCTCATTATCTCAAACTCTTCAAAGAATTGATTCCAATTTCCGACCCTTTCGTAAACATGAATCCCCTCTCTACATCCAAGCTCTATCAACTTGGTCTTGAGGCGCCTGTATATCGGAGCGACATTCATTGCTTTCATGTTGGAGCTCAAAGTAATGACATACTTTGATTGGCTTCCTCTAACCACAGCTTCTATCTTTTCTTCCAAATTGATTACCGCAGTTCCATACCCCCCTAAGTTTTCGATCACACTATTATACCTTGGACCATGGTCAAATCTCGAATTCACGCCAGCTTTGAGTACAGAGATTGCTTCCATCATCAGGTAATTTGCACTCATTCTGTGCTCTGCAGGGGTTGGGAGTTTTTTGCTCCACTTTCCACTCTTGCTATAAAGGACATAGATCGTAGGAGATGCGCATGAGCCTGATTGAACTGTAATCAAGTAACTTCTAAACCCTAGCTTGTAAGAATTCTCAGATATCACCTTCAAGTTCTTGCTAATGGCAGCATATCTGACCATGCACATATCAGCCACTGCTAGAGTATCCAACATCCGATCAGAGAACGCAGATTGCAAAGCTCCGAGATGTGACACGTCGTAGAGGACCATAGACCCAGTATCTTGGGAATTGATGCAGAATGCTGAGATTTCAGGCCTTAGATAGTCTGATGCAACGTCATAATCATCAATGTAGTTGATCCCACCATAATGTCTAACGAGGCTATATGGGTCTTTCCGGTTGTAAGACACCACCGGGATGTTAAGCTCCTCTAGTGCCATCCTACATTCTCCTCTCCCCGCAGTAGCATCAAACACTCTGGCTCCACTTGACAAACATCCCAATCTTTTCAACTCAGAAAACGTCGATTTTGCACATTGGTATATGTCAGAGCCGTAGGGACTAGCAGTCACAGAAGGATCACCATACTGTTGACATATCCTCTGCCGGTATTCTATGGCTTTCTGGACTTTGGTCAACATTGAAGCGTCTGTCGCATCGAATGCTATGATCCTGGAGGATAGTTCCAAAGATTCCACTGGATCGGGATCTGTGTCTGGGTCAATATCCTCTACGCTCGTCTTGACTAGCACTGAATCAGGAACTGATAACTCAATGTCTCCATTCTCTACTGTGTGCTTAGCTAATTGAAACAGTTCCTCTGCCGCATCTAATAGCACCTCTCTATCCAAGTAACTCACAATCAGTGCTAGTATCAGACCTAAACTGCTTTGAGGTTTTGCCATAGCAGCTATGTCTTCAATCATACTCAATAAGATGTACCTGCTGCTCGCAATATCTACTACAATTTGTCCTTTGACTTGTTTCACTACCAAAGCAGTCTCCAGCAATACATCTCTAAAGCTCACTCCAATCACTTTCCTTCTCAAAAGTTGCATTGACTCAGTAGTGCCACGGAGCAATTCAAGAGCTTCCTTCATGTTGTTCTTCGTCCGCAGTGCTGTCTCTGCCAGTGCTCTGATTTTCTCTGCTGCCTGTTCTGCTTCATCTTCAGCTAGTAAGTCCCCAGTTCTCATAGCTTCCACAACTACTGATAATGCGATGTTATCGATGCTGATATAAGGGCTAGATCTAATCTGTTCAAACCTGGATTTCCGATCATCTTCTAGTATCTTCCGAATTGTTTCCATCTTCTCGGAGGTTTCACCATCTATGAGTACGCCATACTTCTTTAGAAATGGCTTCCAAGCTGTATCACCCCACAGTAAATTGAAGTCCCAGAGGTTTTGCATCTTCAAAGTCCTGTAATGGTCGATCACCAGAACTTTCGCCAGATCTAGAGAAGATCCCATTGCACCAGCAACTTCAGCATTCTTCGGCATGAATGGCAAGTACTCTCCTGAAGATATTTGCTCTAGATTCTCACTCAACCATCTGATCTTGGATTTCGGGAGTGGTATAGATGACAATGAATCCTCAAAGATGAATTGCTTATCGAGGGGTATGATGTTGTCAGAAACGAAATCAAACTGAACATCTCTCGTCAGACTATTGAGCTTGACTCGGTAAAGCTGATTGAAATGAGGGACCTGGCCGACTGAGTAGGCAATCGCTTCAGCAGTGATAAGCCTCATCTTGAAGTAATCAAAATGGATATCAGAATCAGCTAATTGATTGTGATTGATCCAATGCTGATTAGTGACAACTCGAAATCTTGGTGTTTCTGCAGGTAAGCATCGGCATGCTGCGAAGGGCTTCTCGTCCATGACTGGGATCCGATGCATGATCTCACTCCGGGCTAGTAATGCAACATAAGGCTCATAATCTTTGAATGACTGATAGCCGAGCGTTGCCAATGTGTAGTCTGCCAACCTAGAGATGTTAGTATCCTTTCTGACTCTATGTAAAAATTGGGTAGGGTCAGATCTGTACAATATCCACTTAGTCACACTAACACACTTTATCATCATTGCTTCCCGCAAATGAGTGAACCCTTCATCTCTGTCTTTCAGGTCTCCCTTGTACAGTGCTTCATTCCCGTAAAGCGGAGGCAAATACCGTGGCTTACCTTCTTTGTAGACATTTCCACTAGCAAGTACTAAATGATGCGACCAAGCCAATTCATCTTCAATTGCAGTAATGTTTGGTATCGGCTCAACCATAGAATTGACTTCAGGTTCTATCACATCTAAAAATTTCACTTTTGGGAACATGATAACCTTCCTCCTGTGCAGATACTCTTGGATGGTTACCCTCGGTGTCAACTTCCCAAAAGTGATAATTGGACGCCTGAGCCATTTCCTCATTCCTTGAATACCCACATTGGTTAATCTCTTGCATAAGCCAGAAAACCCAGGAACCTTCTGTAGCAAGCTAGAGGTATTTTCCACTTTCCCAAGTATCTTGTCCATGATAGAAAACGCACTACAATCCAAGTAAAATCTGCTCACTTTACCACTATAAGCATCTCGACATAACTCTACAATTGCAGCTTTGAATGGATCTTTCAAGTGCTCTTTTCCCAATAATGCATTCAGAGAATCATTTTGGCAGATATTCCTGAAGTAAGTCAACAACTTTTGCCTGATCAAGTCTGAAGCAGATGCAGTCCTTTGGGCGTTTGGCCACTCCTGTCCCACTAGATGTGATTCTCTGAAACTCAAGCCAAATACCTCCTTAGTTGAGCCAGGTGGCAACTCGACAATGTACTCAGGATCATCTTCTTCAAATTCTGACTTTGATCCAAACTTCCCATGTGCTCCCAGTGCATTCTCAATCAGTCGATCCATCAAAGCAGACTGGGGATCACTAGACCTAAACATTGAACGCAATATCCCATATAACCTACCAGAATTGTCTCTTACACCCGTTAAAGTCATTTGCTCTAAGGACAGTACACCTGCTCCACCCAAGTCAGATGGAAACATACACCTGCATAAGAACAATACGACAAATGCTGGATCTTTGCAAATTCTCCTTGTGATAGAGCTGGAAAGCAGACTCATCTGTGAGCTAGCGAGAGATTTTACCGAATTTGGAGCGAATTTCTCTGCGAGGTACTTTGTAAACTCACTATGACCACTATGACGATACATTTCAGACAATCTCGATACTACCCAACTCTCAGAACAATTCTTCCCATAATCGAAATACATCTGGTACAATTGAATGGTAGCTGGATCAAAGTGACTCTCATTCATGATTCCCTCTTCGATGCGGGTAGACACGATAGATACAAATGACCGATACAGAAGGTACGTGATCCTATACCACTTCAGCAGAGTCTGAGTGTAAACGCCATTAGCCAACTCCAAACTACTACTAATAGCAGATGATATTCCAGAAGATTCTATTTCATCACAGTGTAAGTTAGAAGAACCCATCGAACTAACAGCTACCATCCTCTTCAATGCAGAGTCAGCCCTTACACCAGCAATATAATGTTGACGTAGCATAGTGATGCGATGCTTGCTAACAACTGTTTGAATCGGTTTGAGAATCATACCAAATCTTCCATAATGATCCTGAATGATTCTCAACATTCGATTTTGCGAATCATCGTCTGTCAGCATGCTTTGCACAACAAGGGCAATATCGTCAGAGTAGACTGCTTCAGAATCGGTCTTTATCTGCGTCAGCTCAGGCAAGAGTTTTGACACCAACAATGTATGAAGCGTCCAGATCGGGTTGTACCAACCTTCTATTCCCCCCTTTTGCCCCTTGCTGATGTAAGTTGTATCCACATAACTTCTGGCATAAAACAGATTGAGCTCTCCAAACAATAAGGATAATTTGCTCCATCCAAGCTCACCGTAACATAATCCAACACTCTCTAATAGATCAGCAGTATTATCCCATTGCATCGATTGATTGTGACCTTCTATGTCTGCTAACACAGCATACTTTTCTTCGTCCAGTAGTGATTGTGCCATCCAATGGAGCTTAAGCTTGCGACTCTTATCGGAGATTGTCATGAGATTCCCATCGAAGTAATTCAGTACATGCTCTGCCATTCTCATCTTCTTAGAAACACTCTGTTTCCCACGCGTGGTAAACATTCCAAACAGTCGACCCTCTACCTTCTGTTCTCTCTCTTTCTCTTTGAGGATTGTAGTGAAATCACTATGGTAATCTTCAGATCCTTGTTGAATAACTCTCACTTCACTTGTGCCCACATTCTTCAATTGGAAATCAAGGACCTCCAAATATTCCAGCTTTTTCATCCTCATAATTGCTTCCAATTCTTTCTCAGTATTTCCGCATGAGTAATCACCCTTGACTGTAGCAGATCTCTTGTCTTTGGCCTGTTCAATCGGGTCTCCAAGCAATTTTGACTCCTCACAGTCATAGGGACGAAGGTCATACCACCACATTAATGGCCTAGTATGCCGAGAGACTTCTCGAGAATGCCTGATATCTTGATGCAATACTTCAAGCTTCCCCATTACTGCTGCATAGTCAGTTGACTTCATCCCATTGATAATGTCTGAGTCCCTAACTAGTGATTCTTCCTTCAGGATCTCTGGCAACCTCTTGTGCTTCCGGTAGTACTTGCTGATGTACTCTCGATTGAAGATTGCCCTCATTTGCTCAATAGCATGTGATTCTACCTTCCTCATAGTATGTGTCCTAGCGACAAACTTCTTGACACCTCTAATCTCATCAATCAATGCATAAAAGCACAACTTATGCAATGATGATGCCTCTAAGAGCCGAATCGGACTTAATTCCCTGATTGCCAGGCTCAATCGTAAGAGGCAGCTATTTCCAGACTTAGCTTTGTCGACAATAGTCTTGGATGGTACCTTCTCGTATAGTAGTTCGAAGACTTCTTTCAAAGCACATCCTACGCCAGTAATGCGAATATCATCCTTTATCATTCCATTGATTGTGTCGAGGTAAGAGCCCATACTACACCGAGGGTCTTGCTTGAAGTCAGCAGTCATGTTCATGAATCCCTCATATGCTTTCATGAAGTTGACGCATCCTTCATGGGCATAGGTCTTGCTCAACATGAATCTGAAGAATTCAAACAAAGGCTTCATATCACTGTATTCATCAGTAGACTGGATGACAGTGAGATTCTGAAGAATTTCAGTTCTCGTGAACACATAATCGAGGTATGGCATTCCAATGACATTCCACCCAGTTAGAGTAATGTCCCATACAGCTGCTAATCTGTCAGCCAAAACAATCACCCATTGTGGCTTCTCTGGTTTGTCGATGATCACTATGTGGCCAGTTGACTTCATCAGAATGGTGCAATCAGGTTCTGTGCATTCTACAATCTGGTCAATGCGAGTAGACTTTCCAAGAGCCAAAGTTACTTTTGCTCTTATCTTTCCAATCATGAGGAGCAATGGATCCATTTCTGGCAATGGCTTGCTCTTGTCCACTTTCAAGTCTTCTCTCATAGTAGCTTGGGACAGATCTTGCTCAAAAGTCGCCCAGATCAACTCTTCGATGGCATTCTTCTGCTCCTTTGCCTTTCCACCCATACTGTTCGTTGCACCATTTTGGATCCGGGAGAATGTAGACAGCAACAGTTCTAAGTCACAATAGAAGTTCAGATTGGTGATGTTAAAGTCCACTTTCAACTTTTCCAGTACCAGGTTGAGTGTAAAAAGGCTGTTCAAAGTCATCTGCTCTAATCCTTTCCACATTCTAGGACAACCAGCCATTAGGTAATCCTTGATCCCCGAAGGCATTTCGATGATCGGAGAATTCAAGCGAGAAGGAAGTCGGAAGCTGACTCGACTCAAGATCTGAGCAGTTCTCG